TTATAAACCGATAGTGAGATAGGCATAGGCTTAAGGTATCCGGTTAATAGTTAGTATCGTATCTAATATGTTTCGTGCTGGGTCTACGACATCTTCCGGTACTGCCGGTTGTAACGCGCGCTTCAAACCGACTAATATTTGTGTGAAGTCGTAAGGTAAGCCTGGTGTTCCTGTTTCAAGTTCCACAACCCACTGAACCGACATCGACCATTGCACCCGGATAAACCAGTCTCCCCGCGCATCATCCCGTTCTGAAATAGCTATAGGGTCATTCGCATGCAACTGGAGTTGGAAGATATCCGCTATGTCACTAAACTCCATTAATAACCTGTAAGCTACCGTAGTATGTATCCCTTCATATAAAGAAAGTGGTAGGTTGTCATACCTTAAGGTTCCGTCTATCCGACTTATTAGTTCTATAACCTGTGTCGCACTTTGCATGACACTTGAACCGTTCCGATAGATGTTGACATCTGTTATCGGAGGTAGCACCCCTACCGTCTCACCCGCTTGCAATGGGTAGTCAAGTTCCCATGTCGATACTGACAGGTACTTCGTTAAGAACGCTTTTAGTCCGGGTCGCCATAAAGATGTTTTCATGTTATGTTCTTGACCTGAATAACGTTACTATCGCACTATTCTCAACGATGGCTGTTGTAACCACATACTTACTTTCCCCTTTAGTACCATCCTGAAAAACCATCTTTCCATACTTTATGGCGGTAACTGGTACTGTCAACGGGATGCTCGAAACCATCAGGTTATCTGCATTTATCGTGACGCCTAACGCTAGGAAGTTTATCAGCATCTGAGGCGTAGGCTCCGTCACCTTTGCCGTGAATGTGTAAACTGTCACGCCATGTGTTAACACTACCGTCTGGTACTGCCTAACCCCTAAGCTAGGCGGTATCTTCGCTATCAACCTTTGCTTCAAACTTGATAGGTTATTTGTTAGCGTCATTTATTTGAAACCCCCTACTATATCCGTTCCACCACCTGTTAGTTTCGCGTAACCCGGTGCACTAAACTTCGGAACCGATGATGTCATCTCGCCCGCCCTTTGCGCCCCTGCCTTCGCTAACCGCGCTTCATTCTGTGCCAAACTTCGACCTTGCTTTGTGTTGAACTTTTTACCTACTGCCCTGTTTAGTTGCTGCATGAAGTGTGCTGTTATTTCAGTCATCGATGACGTTAACATCGCCCGCGCCGGAAAGTACTTTGTTCCCATCTCTTGATAAATGGTGTAAGGCACTTCGTTCGTCCATTCGATACCCTGACCTTTCGCCCTACCTTTCCATCCAGCTTTTAATGCACCTGTCTTTACAGGACTTCTTTGTTTCATCAAAGCTATCCCGTATGGTATGGTACTATCTATTGCTTTTCTTATTTCAGGTGTTATGTTTTGTCCTTTGTTAAACAGTTCACCATAGTACTGAATACTCTTAGACATAGTTGCCTCCTAAAAGTCACTGTGAATATTGTATCGGCGATGTCCCTGACTTTGCGCTGTCAAATAGGGATATGAACCGGCTGACGTCAGTTGTTCGTTCAAAGCACCCGTGTACTTATTAAACCGTATTGGTATTCCTGAATAGGCGGAAATAGCTGCCAACAGTCTAGAGCCTTCAAGCTTCAACATGGCGACGTGTTTGCCGTAGTTTAGCTTCATATCCCCAACCTGTTCCGCCATACCGTCTGTTACCACGGATGCCAGCGCTATATCGACATCTACCAACTTTAGGAAAGCTGCGTCGATATACTCCATTCTACTTAGAGAAATAGGGTACTGAGTCATAATGACTTCATAGTACCCTAATGTTTCAGATATTGATAATGGGGTAGCCATTGTGAACCTTAAGTGAGGTTATCTAAAGATGCAACGGACTTCCGGTTGAATACCCGGAACTGTGGTAAGGCATAAAGTTCAAAGGAACGAACTGCACTGTTATTAGAAGGTAGTTCGGCGATGTGAACGTTGATACCATAGGTCGACGCTGGGTTAATGATGGCTGTGTTCGCCATGTCACCACTGGCTGCGCTACGTTGTAATGCGAAAGAATATAGGTTCAGGTCTTGACTATTTAGGAAGTATAGTGTACCTGCCGAACACATTGGGTCTTCAATAATGGGAACACCTTGATAGTAGCGTCCACCCATACCTAGTTCGACACGGGTCAAGCCATTTACTTCTTCGTCAGGGGTTAGACCGAAACCACCACCGGCTGTGATAAACAACTTGGTGTAAGCTGTTCCCATACCTGGAGCGCATACTATCATGTCATAAGAACTTTCTAGTTCTTGCACTTGCTGTTGGAAGTCTAACAATAGGTTAGAAGTCAAAGCGCGGGCTGAGGCGTTTGTGTTACGGATAGCCTGCCAACTAGGATAGGTTACGGGAGATAACCCAGAATAAGATAAGGAGTTGTCACGGACGCTAGCTAAACCTGTTATTTCGGCTGACCCGGCAACACCTGTTCCTGTGTAAAGTAGTTGGTTGATAGTACGGAGGATGCGAGTAACACCACGTTTAACATGGCTTTCAAACAAGTCAGCTAGCTCTTCTACCGCAAGGGTGGCAGCTTCTTCTATCTCAATACGTGAGATGTTGAACTGATGTTTAACACGGTGACGACCGATACGTAGTGAAGCTGCGAACACGTCATCTATTGCGGTTACAGCGCCGTTAGCGGTGACAGGTTCAATAGCTGCGACAGCGCCACCCATGTCAACGTTCCAGTTGATAGAGGTGTCATACTTAGTACGCATGCTACCACGTGCGAAAAGGTTCACTAGTAAAGGAATAGCTGTGAGGCGTGTATTCGCGACTGATGGCTCAACTGCTTTAGCGATAGTCTCAATAGAAGTTAAAGGCATAGTAGTAACCTAATGGGTTGTGTCTTCTTTACTGTGTTTATCCGAGAAGCGCTTGCGCCAGTGTTTTAGCTGACTCACTGCGTGTTGAAGCTTGAGGTGGTTTCGCACCCAAAGTGGCTGTTACTTGGACTGGTTTAAGAAAGTGTTTACCTTCTTCTGTCCCTAAGAAAGTTGTGACTTCTTCCGACAGTGTTCGTCCATTCTTCGTTACGATGGCGTTATCTTTTTTCTCGTAACCTTCATTTAGACGGTTGTAAAGTAGTTCATGTACTACACCGGAATACTGTAAACCTTGCACCTTACCTAGTTCATCATTGATAGACTGTTTAAAGGCTAGGGTTTGGTTTTCTTTCTCCCTAGCTGCCTTTGCAGTCTTTTCTTCTGCCAACTCTGTTTCAAGGAGTTGTAAGCGCTTACTAAGCGGGTTTGTATCATCCAAGGTATCAACAGGACTAGCAACAGGGTTTGTAACATGGCTTTCTAATGCTTCTGTACGGTCATCTACATATCTCGAAACATCTTCCAATAAAACCTTGGAATGTTCGGCAAGGGTAGCTTTTAGGCTCGCAGCATGTTCGGTCATTAAACTGGCAAATAGTTCTCGAACCTGAGTTTCGTCCATTTTTAGTACCCTTGTTTGTTATCTTCTGTTTATACTTTGTTTTGTTTAACGACGACGACCTCCTAACTTACTAACGGCTAACCCTAACGCTCCTACTGTTACAACACCTAAACCCGCCGCAACCCTTGGATGTTTTCTAGCTATTCGTAACGCCGAGCCTCCTAACCTTTTAGCCTTTCGCCTAGCTAGGACACCCATCGAAAGTAACCGTCTCTTAACCCCTGTTCTTGCGAACAAACCGCCGCGCTGGCGTAACCGTCTACCCAAAGTCTTACGCCCTTTACTTCTTCCAAACATTACGCTACCTCTTGTGGTGTTACATTATTCGCCTGGTTAAATATCACATCCAACTCGGCGCGTATCATATCCTCATCCGTTGTCGATACGGTTCCGGTTAACATCTTGGATATCTTTTGCCAAAAGAGTTTCTGTGCTGTCAACGGAATGTTATCACGAAGTCCATCTACTGATACAGCGTTTAGTAGCTCTTCTTTTATGTCATCTACATTGAAGTCATTCAGACCTTGCACCATAATGGCATCAGGTTTTATACCCATCAATATAGCTATATTCTGAAGGGCTGCTTCATACACGTGACGAACCCTGTTACCATAGTCCCGCATCGTGTTTATCAGTTGTATTTGGTCGACCATCTTGCTAGCACCACTTTGCGCCAGTACCGACGTGTCAGACGATGCAAACCGCATTGAGACGATAGCCTTTATTTGTTCCTCTATAGTCCGTAGTTGGTCTGTCAAGTTTCGGATAGCTTGTCCTGTCGACTCGACGAACTGGAAAGACGCCCCAACTAAAACCTGTCTATTACCGAGCAACACCTTATCATACTCCGGTTCCTCTTGTAAGTATGAGGGGTTATCGTTGGCAACTGGCGGCGATGGCGTAAACACCCTTTGGATAGTCCCAGCCAAAACACCACTATCACCCCAACTTGACTCGATATTCATGTGCTGTATCTGCTTCAAATAACACATACAACCGACCCATAACTCGGCTGGTAGTTCACCAACTGTCACTAGGCTGTTTGATGCATTATGCGGATACACTGTCACTGGTAAGCTTAGTCCTGGTGTGGTCGGTAACATAAACTTGGAACCGTTCCATACTTTACATACCTCACCATTTTTCAACTGAACCGGTGCTTCATATACTACGGTTTGTCCCGGCATATAATAGGTGTACCGTACTTTATAGTCTAAAGATGTCGGCGTTCTTTCAGACACTATCTCACGCACCTTAAACCAGTCGTCATCCCTATCCCAGTCGATAACGCTATGAATAGGTAGCAAGTTCAAATATGGTAGCGCTAACGTAACCTCTTCCGCCTTACTACGCGGTGTTTGTGCTGGTTGTCTCCTATCCGCAACTATATGTACTTTCCCGTAATACAACATCTCAAGAAAGATATCTTGTACTAGTGTCCTTTCGTCACGCGTCCCCCTAGCGTCGTTATGACCCCTAATATAGTCAAAGACTGTATCGATATCACCTTGCGTGTTAACGTATAGTGGTGACGCTGCTAGCTTGGCTGCCGTATCCTTTATGGCAGTACTAAAGATAGGCGTGTAACTAAACCGCTTCATCCGGCTTTGATAGTCACGTTGTGTCTCATCCGGCTTCATCGGGAGATAGCTTTCTATGTTCCTTAGGATGCTAGGTGCGCCGTCACGCAGCTCCGATATCGTCTTCCATGTACTAGCATAGTAGTCATAGTCCTCATGCGTCCGTTGTAATATAGTGTAAAGTAGGTTCTCTTGTAACTCCATTTTTATTCCTTAACCTCCGAGAAAACAACCTTGATAGTCGTTGCGTCATCATCCGTCTCTATGCTGTCTTCTAAGGCAGCCTGTTCCGTTATCCACTTTATCGCTGCTAGCTTCAACGTAACCGCTTGTATCGCCACGGAAGGTAAACGTTCCAATAAGTCTATAGCATCCTTTCCAGCCACTTTCTGGGTTAAATAACCATCTACTTGACACGCCTGATAGACTGCCTCGGCTTGGTTTAAGATATCCTCTATATCGGAACGGAAGGTACCTAACTTGTCAAGTAGTCTCGTATATCTTTGTTTCTCCCTCATAATAAAAAAGGTATAGCCTTAATGTGCTATACCTATTCTGTGTTCTTTACTATTTCTATTTCATCGAGTCCCGAAGCGCTTTCCGTAAGGCGGCATATTCTTCCGCAACCAACCGACTCTCTTCTTTCATCCTTTCCAACTCGGCGAGGCGTGCTGCTTTTTCAGCTTGTCTCTCTTCAGGTGTTTGAGCCATAACCGCATTCTTGACCGTGCTATCTTTTTCATATCTATAATATAACACACTTTTCAGATATGTACCATAAAAAAGAAAAGAGGGTCTGCTGTGCCTGTAGCAGCCTTAGCCTCCTATTCTGATACTTATCATTATGATGGGCTTTTTCATGCCTTCTAGCCCTAAGCGAAAACCGTATAAAGGTCAAATATATGTTACGTAAATAAATATTCTAAATACGCAAGCGCATTTCTTCAGACCTTTGCTATTATTTAGAAGTGGAGGACAGATACACCCCACCAAACACACTTAAAAGAAAAAGAGAGACTTCATAATATGGCTAACAACTGCAAACACGAACCTTCCGTCACAATGGATGAAGTACTTTACGAACTAAGCGTATATTTAGATGTTAGAGGTTACACACTTGTTCCGGACGCCTTAGGACATTACAATGGTTGGGATATCTACCAGAGAGACCTTATCCTTATAGATGGTTGCTTGGCTATGGGTGCTAAGAGAATGACAAAGGTTGGCGATAACACTAGAGCCTTAAAACAGCATATAAGAAGTTGGTTAAACTTTGAATATGTTAGCAACCGGTCTGAAACTTGGATGGAAAAAGCATACAGCATCTATATCAGCCTTTTTGAAAGTCATACAAAGAGTAACATTATGGATAGTGTTTCTCATAGTGCCGACAGGGTTAATATATCTCTCTTAGATACGCAAGGCGGAACGGGTTACGGTTATAAAGTACTGCCAGTACGGCAGTTCGTCCCAAATAATGTTAAAGACTTAGATGTCAGAGAACTGCTACATGTCTTTCCTGAAGCCGAAGCTGATATGCTTATGATGATGTTAGGACGTGGTTTATGGGGCGCGAAAGGTCAGAAAACCTTAGATGGTACGGTTCTCGAACATAGATGGAGTGGCTGGTGTTTATTACAGTCAGATGCTTCTGGCTCAGGTCATAGCTTCTTTAAAGAAACACTTGAGAAGGTGCTGGTTGCTTTAGGTTATAAAGTAGCTAGTTTAAAGAAGGGCGTTCCCTATATGTCTGGTTGGCTCGCCGCGGCTACATCTGACTTCACATGGGCTGATGGCTTCACTGCTGCATCTCAAAGGGCTTTTGTGGTCGAAGGTTATGTAAATATTATAGCTCGTAGCGGTTCTTTACCTTCGGAAGTAAGCAGTAGGGACTTTGGAACAGTTAAGGCAACATCGGTTATTCTCGGTTGCACTGACGATAATACGCAAGCGCAATATAACGGAGCGCTGGCAGGTCATCTTAACCGCGCCAATGTCCTATCTGTTAAACCAAAATGGGTGTTAGCCAAAACAGCCAGGGAATATACGTTAGAAGCACAGTGGCAAGCACTAGCTGCGAAATATGATACAACCGTTGAAGCCTTAATGATACACCTCTTAGTGAAGAGCCAAGAGATGTTCAAAGAAACCCTAGATGCTGGTGAACTATATGAAACGTATACAGAGCTAAGAAGCCAGTACGCTGTTAAACCTGAGTAGTCGAATAACACTCTAAAGAGTCCTCAATGGTGAGGGCTTTTTTTATTGGTTAGCCGGAACCTTTACACTATTTGGAAAGGTATGCTATTATGTGCTATAGTAAAGAAAAAGAGGAACCGTTATGACTGAAGCTACTACCGAATATAGACCCAGGCGGCAAAATGTACCTTCGTCGACTGTATCATTTAATATAAGTGAGGCTTTGCATACTCTGATGCATTCAATGGCACTAGGTGAGGGTATCTCTGACTCAGAGCTTATTAGAAGGGCTATACACGCTTACATACACGCGAATAGTGGTTTTGCCTCTATGGAACAAGACATTACAAGGGTCAATAAAGGTGCTATCTGGAATGAATACCAACCTACACCTGAAGAGCGCGCGCGGTCGAAACGCTATATAAGGATGGCTAACTCAAAAGTGGGAAGAAGAGTTAAGGCGTATTTCACCCTGATGGAAAAGTGTCCAGACCTGACAGGTTTAGATAAACCACAACGTAAACCACGCGCTAAGGACTCTGAAAAAGTAAAGGCGGTTGTTAAACCTGTTGAAGACCTTAAACCTGTTGAAACCCTTGAACCTGTTGAAAAGCCTGCACCTTATGTAAACCCTGAAATACCCGTACTACCTATGTCTGAAGCATGCGCTAAATACCCTGATGAAGCGGTGTTAGAAGAAGTGAGGTATGAGGGTAAACGAGTGATGGAGTGGTTTTTGAAGCCGGTTGTTTATCTCAGTCAGAGATGGTTTGATAGTTTACTACCATACCCTGAAGTTGATACACCACTAGCCAAGCAGATGTTAGCCCTAATGGATGGTATAGCTACACTAGACTATAAGGTTATTGAACAGCGTGCTGCTCAATGTCAAAGACTCGGTAACGAATGGAAAATAACACCTATAGAAAAGGAGCTATCCTTAGTCATCTATATTAATATGATGGACTACGTAAATGAACTCTACGTACAGCCCTTAGAATAACATTAAAAAGTTCAGTACAAAATAGCTGAAAACCCCTTGCACTTTTTGAATAGCTTTGTTATTATATAGAAGTGAGGGAAAGAGAAACACCGGCGAACACAAACTCAGGCGCTCTAGTGGAGTAGTAAGTGGAAGACTAGCCAGCTTAAAGAGAACGTTGCACAAATATTCAACACGTAGAGTGTATGAGAGTGCCTAAGATACGGAACCCTTGATAAGCAAAGTGTTTCTTCTCACATTCGTCAGGTCGACGGTACTTAGTAAGGACTAAGGTTGAAGGTTGTTTCAGTTGGATATTCGGTAGCGTTATTAAACTAGTGACTTCGGTCATTATAGCGCCAGCGTCCAAAGCGCTACCGGGTTGAAGGTTGAAAGAAGATGGATACTACGGTTCACAACGGTACTAGACGCCTAACACCTGATGCTATCGGTAGTGTTTTTAGCCAAGTAGCCCGCACTACAAGTAAGCCTAAAAACTTCGATAGCTAGGGACAAAAACCGAATAGATATCACGACCTATTAGCTGGCGCTTAGGAAAGGATATCTACTAGGTTCTCATGTGAAGTCGGTAGGCTTAAGGACTGGGAACGGTTAAAACTAAAACGGGTCTAGTTAACGCAAAATAGTTGAGAGACTATGCGCGGTTTTCTCCTCACTGGAATACCTCCTTAAACTACCAGGTTCACATAACATTCATGCCGGCTTTGAGGACTGGGAACAGTTAAAACTAAAACGGGTTTAGTTGATGCAAAATAGTTGAGAGACTATCCGCAGTTTTCTATTCACTGGAATACCTCCTCTAACTGACAGCTTCCGAAGCCTACCCTAAAAAGTAGGCTTTTGTTGTGTCTATACTACTGTAACCATTCGATGCTATTTAGCACTTTCTGAACACTGTCAGCCTTTTGTTCTATACCACCTATCTTCACTATTCCTTGCCCTAAGAAGCCTTCAACTTGCTCGGTTGTGTTCTTAAGTGTACCTAGTATGTTATTGATACTTGTAGTACTGCCTAGAATGCGTGAGATGGCTTGCTCCGGCGTAGTAGGTAAACCGAGACCTAACTTGTTAGCAATGGTCAAACCGAGTGTTACTTGCGGTGGGAATGTGAAGGAAGATAAACCGGGTGCAGCATCCAATATCTTTCTAAAGTCCTTAGTCTTTCCCAAAGCCTGTTGCGCTACACCTGTTATTGACTTGAATAAAGACATGGGTTACTCCGACTTATTAACGTCACTGTTCCGTGAGATGGCAAAGAAACCGGATATAGCACCAACTGCAACACTAGTGAACACTGGCGCAACATCTGGTTTTATCACTGTCACTACTGTTGTTGCCACTATAGCCGTTATTGTCACGAAAACCCGTGCTACTGTCGCAACATATTTCTCGTTAAGCATTCTTTTTAAGACCCTTTTGTGTTAGAATAGAAGGAACAGGGAGTACGTTATCGGTCGGTTCAACATATACCTTTACGGTATCTACATCGGCTAGCAGTACTACACTCTTAGTTCGGTCA